TTATTCTGCTGCTTGTACGGCTTCTGTTTCTGCGCTTGTCTTCTCTCCGGAATACAAACCGTTTGCCATAAACTTGACAAGGATTTTATCGCCTTCATTTTCCGGCTGGATCATATAACTGTCACCAATAGCCCCCTCAATATCTTGGGCTTCTCCCTGGCCATCCACTTTACGTTGCCATTGGAAATCACCAGTCGCTTCCGCTGGTGTCAAGGTGGCCATAAGCGTTTCACCAACTTTGGGTGTACCGGTGATTGCAACTGCCGTTACCGGAGTAAGGGTTACATTCATCACCGCCCGACCGAACGAAGATCGTTGCTGCCCAGCAGAGGTAATTGCTGCCAAACGGGTACATTTAACTAGCAAAAGGTCTGTTTGTTCTGAAGACGGAGCCTGACTCAAGCGGGCACTGACTTTACAAATGGCAAATGTATATTCCGTATACTTACCTTTGTACGGTGTTGTCTGTATCTTGAACGATTTGCGGATATTTGGAATATCAATCGGAGCATTCCACTTACCACCACTTACAGAACCACCACAAAACGCGAGCATCTCCTGAGCTGTCGGCGACGGGATAGCAAATTCAAAACTATCCGGGTCGCCAGCCTTATCGAATGACTCCCAAGGATCTTTCATCCCTTCCGCACGAAAATCGACAGAGGTCGCTTCATTGAAATTGAAAGCAACTGAGCCTTCATGAACGATCGGACACTGTGTATAAATAGAGGCCGGAACACCATCACCGGGGTCACCATATCCTAAGAAGGATACGCCTACCGCCAAACTTCTTTCATTAGCCATATTCTTAATCTATTTCTGTTATTACTTCAAATCTTATATTTGTACAATCGAAGCCTTCTTTTGCTTCGCCAAGAGGTTCGGACCATACGATCCGAGATTTCCAATACATGCCGAAAGGAGGTGTGATATTTCGTAGTGCAGACTTAACTTTTCGTGTCACTCCTTTCATTAGCTGTCGATCAGGCCTGCCTTTCGCTTGATTCTTCACAAATACGTTGATATTAACCGAACCTTTATTCACAACCTCTGTTTCATTTAACGTGAGCATCCGGATTGTGATATGATTCTTTGTCTCACCATCACCAGAGCGATCTTTGTACAGAATAAAGCTCGTACTGACCGGTTCAACCGCATCATACACGATATCTACTATATCAAACTGATTAGCCATGTTCAATATCCTTTCTCAGCGAGTTTATCAAATAACGTTCGACTCTGTTTCTTGATCCAATCCTCAGCATGTTCCGTGGCAACGGAGATAACATCCAGATTTTCGATTGCTTCCACATACTTGGCATAAGGCATAGCGGCTACACCAATCAATACCCAGCCATTCTTATAAAGGGGTAGTAATTCTGATACGAGCCTTTTAGCCTCTCTCAATCCCGTATATTTATCGGTACCTTTCTTATCTGACAACTCGTAGTTCTCGGTCAATATATCGCCATCCTTGACGATCACATAACCGATAGAGCTACGGAGGTTACCAGTATGATCCTGATAGTTTCCTTTCTTTCGGGCAAGCTTCACGAACTCTTCCCCGGCACGTTGCAATAATTTGTATATCCGCTCTTCCGCCCGGTCCACAAAATAATCAAACCAACGTTCTACTTCTCTATCGCTCCACATCGGAGTCAAACCACCTTTCCTTGCCATCGCTATACATAAATTACAGAGTGAGTCTGAAACGGCTCCCAACAGATAATATCCACATCGAGAGCGATACTATCAATCCGAATCCGTTTTGCATTTTCCACGGGACGTATCTTTGTAGAGAACTCACCGTGTACGATAAATTCCTTTCCATCAACATTCTGCTTTAACTGCTGTCCGCTATTGGATGGAAAGTATTGCCCTGTAACCTCTATTTCCGTCGGTTCTCCGGCAACCCATTCCCCTTTTACCAATTGTCCGGATTGGATTGTTACTATTGCCTTATGTGAATACCGTCTTACCATCTGTTTTGCGCCCTTCCTTTTGGAACTTCAATCTTATTCCCGATCAGTTCTGCTTTCTCCGGTTCTCCACCTTCCCTATACAGCCGTTTTGCCATAGCATCATACCAGGAACGGGGATATGTGATAGAAAGCTTGTTTTCGGTAAAGTCTGGCAGACCACCGACCATGGAATAAAGGTCGGCAGCCACCAGCTTTTGTTTTTGAATATCGATCGTCTTACTATCTTCTGTACCTTCAAAACCGTGTCCCGGCAAAACGACGTTATCCAAAAAATCTTCACAATCCGCGAGACCGGGATAAGCTAGTATTGTATCTCGAATCGTCTTAGCCATGATTGTTATTCTCCGTTTTCAGTATCCTGAATCATCTGATCTTCCGGTTCAACGGTTTCACCTAAGAATGTTGCCGGGATATCATCCGTACCTTCAGTATCTTCAGATGCGTTCCAATCCTGGCCATCCACCTTCATGATGAACATGGCATCCGGATCGTTTACGACAGGGATAGCATTTGCTTCTGCTTTCGTCCATTCCTTGAACGGTTCCAGTTCAGACCATTTGGTAACCAATACCCAATCCTGTTTTACCATGAGGGCAATCTTCTGCAAGGTAGCGGAAGATTCGGCTGCAATCGGTCCGTGCTGGATATCACCAACCTTCAGATCCTCCAGGAAGCATACACGTTTACGCTCCCACGGATTGATCGTCTTACGGCGGTGAGCCTTATCCTCGATACGGACAGACGGATTCACAGTGATGATCTTTACCGGGATTTCCTGTTCGGCCAGATACTCGTTGATAAGATTTTTCGTTACCAATATTTTTGAAGACGAATTAACCCATGCCTTCAATGTGTCGAATGTTGATTTCTGCTTCTTCAATAAAGAGAAGTCAGCCACGTGCATCACTACATAGCGAATCGTTACTCCCTCGGCAGAAGCAGCAACAACCGTATCTTCGATATCCTGCAAGCCGTTAGCCGTTGAAGCGTTGCTCCAATCTACAGAAGATTTACGCTGGTTCTTCTTCGGCATACCGCAACCAACAAACTCAGCCGTAACGACACCGCCATTATTCTTTGCCGACAAATGGAAACCCGCACGGCTCATGAGCTGCATACACCACCATTCGAAACGGGCACGGACGGAGTTATACACGAAATCCTGATCCTTGAAAGCCAGGTTCAGCAATGCCAATTGATCTGCGTCACCCTGTGCGTCACGTTCCAACTGTTTGTACTCGTTGTAATCACTTTCGTTCATACCACGCTTAACGGCTGTCTTTGGAATATCACCGGACAACTTGCTGATTACCTCGCGCGTCTTCTGCGGAGCGGAAGCGTCAAAAGAGATCACATCTGCCATTACCGGAGCACCTTTCTCGCCGGTCAGTGTCTCCCACTTCAACGAAGTCTTTCTTTTCACCCCGAAGAAGTTCGGGAAAACGACTGGTTTCACATGGCGGGTATTCAAACGAGCCGCCATGTTCTTTTTATTCACCTGTTTAATTAAACTTCTTTCCATATATCAGATTTTAATGGATTACACAAAACGGATAAACGACATTAATGCCTTTAAGTCCTTATCTACTGGGAACGGCATACAGGATTCGTTTACCGTACCTCTTACCAATAACCCGGACTGCTGGTTAGCTACAGTCAAGTCGACTTTATTCATCGTGACGACCAATTCGCCATCATAAGGTAACTTGGCGGCTTTCGCAGCCTGCTTGTCTTTAGCCTGAACCAATACTTGACCTTTTGTTGCAGCCCCAATCGTTGCAGCCAGCGTAATCGTATCGAAATCCGCATTACTCTTATCAATAGCTGTGATCTTATCGGAAGCGCCAGTCAAAGCGCCACCAATTGTCACGAAGTCACCCACACCAAACAGATGATTCTTGGACACCTTATAAGTAGTTTCATTGCCAGCATCGGAAGCCATCGCCGTCTTCAATACATGATACAGCCCAGTTTCCGGATCTTTCACCACGATCACGATCGGAGGAAGCTCGTCCAACGACTTGCCATTGAACAAAGCGTTCCGCAAATCCCGGCGGTCAATCGTCCCACCGCCGATCACATCCTCAATAATCTTTTCAATTCCGGGAGGATACTGGAATTCTCTTTCTCTTTTTCTGTACATAACGTTACACTTTTCTTGGATTATTCAATACCCAGGTTCACCACACCGGGATTATTTGCGCTCTTGTCGGCATCTTGATCCATCAGCTTCGCCCAATCCGCCTCGGAACGCTCCGGAAGATTCACGGAACCGGGAGCGTAATCACCACGGGCCACGGCATCATCGATCGCCTTTTGCTGGATTCCGGTAAACTCTTCGGAAAGCGCCTTGATTTGATCCTCGATAGAGGTTTCCGAAGCCAAGTCCACACGTCCCAGCCAGCTATCTGGAAGACCGGCATCCTTCAACTGCTTACGGACTGTTTCTTTCTTAGCCTCGTTTGCCGAGTTGGTAATGGAATCGCCCACCTTCTTAGCCATATCATCGACGCTCTTCCTCATACTTTCCAGATAAGCTTTCAGTTCCGGGCTAAGATCCTTCAACAGCTCTTCTTCCGTTTTCTTGTTCTTATCCGGATCTTCTACCGGTTTACCATCCTTCAACCCATGCTTGGCTTCATAAGCGGCGACAGCGGCCGTTTCAGCCGTAGTCTTAGCTTCATTCTCCGCTTCTTGGATTGCCGGAAGAATATTATCCTTGAACAGGTCCACGAAAGCCTCCATCCCCTCGGCTTTCTCAATCTTGAACGTTTTCTGAATACGTTCCGCATACTTCTCCGGCACGCCTTTTGTCTTACATGCCGCCTTGATTAAATCTAAAATTGTCATAAGAGTTTTCTGTTTAAAATATAAGGGAGGGGAAGAAAATTCCGGGTATAAAAAAAGCCCACCGGACAACCGGCAGGCTTTCATCTCTAAATTATTCCTATAAGAATCTATCTTGTCAAATCATGTGATTGGATCTAAGCCATTGTTTGCCAGAAGGCGTAAGGCAATAGATCAAAAATGCGGCACAAGGTATGCCTATCACGGCGAATCCAATTATAGCTCCCATTACTTATCCTCCTTTTTCTTATTCGTTAATACCAATCCTGCTATTAAGGCTAAAATAGAAGACGTAAAGCCTAGGCCATAAATCAGCCACTTATTATCTTCCATATCCTTGAATAAAGACGCTACCACTACACCTGTAAAGATATATTTCGAGACATCAATCAAATAGTTTCCTAATTTCTCTTTCCACATAACGCAAAAATAGCACAACAAGATGAAAACGCAAAGGTATTTCTATTTTTTCTTGTGGGATTCAGAATTAGTGCTCATCTTTGTGGTGTCTATCATATTTAACTAAGGGATGTGGGCATTTTTTATGCACACACATTTATTGTATAACGATATTTGGTATTCGTGTACCCCTGTGTGGAACTGTAATGGGACCACAACATCCCTTGGAATGTGATAGACAGCAGGAAAGGCACGAATACCTTTTTTTATTATATATGTCTATCAATTCCAAGGATTCCAATGCCGCCAACAATAGTAACGGCAAAAGGACGGCCCAACCCTCCGAAATGGGTAAATACTCCACTCCAGAACTGCAAGCCGCATTCAATACCGGTCGAGAAATCGGAAGAACCGAAGGGATGCTGTACTACATCAAACATGCTTCCGAAAATATGCAAAAGGAGGCTGAGAAGTTAAATTCGAAACTACAGGCACAAAAAGCGAAAGTATAGAAGGTATCGCCATCTGCCTCCGGAAAAAGAAAATCTGACTTATATATTACTTCAGAACGTTCTAATCCGGAGCTCGTGGCTGTTCTCCAGAGAAAGATATTAATAAAGGGCATTGATTGGAATTGCAAACAGCCACAATAGGCAATTCCGGTCTTTGCCCTTTCACTTTTAAATACGACTCATTATGGAAGCGAAGATACAATATTTCCAAAGTCCGGTATTCGGACAAATCAGAGTTACGGTTATAGATGATAAACCAATGTTTGTGGCCAATGATGTGGCAGCGATGTTAGGGTATAGTAATCGATATGATGCTATCAATAGACATTGTAAGGGGGTCGTGAAACACGAGGGGGTCTCAATCACAACAAACCAATATGGTAAAAGTACAGAACAGAAAGTAGAAATCTCTTTCATCCCAGAATCCGATGTTTACCGCTTAGTTATGCGCTCCAAATTACCCGAGGCAGGAAAGTTCCAAGACTGGGTATGCGAAGAGATCCTCCCCGCCATCCGCAAAACCGGCGGTTACATGATTGCCAAAGAAGACGAGACACCGGAGGAGATCATGGCTCGTGCCTTATTGGTTGCCAAAGACACCATGAAGCGCAAAGAAGAACGAATCCGGCAGCTGGAGAAAAAAGTTGAAACCGTAGTAAAAGAAAACAACAAACTACGTCCCAAGGCAGACTTTATGGATAAAATAATGGATGCGGACGAACGTATCGACATCGGCCAGTCCGCAAAAATCCTGAATCTCCCATTCGGCAGAAATACCTTGTTCCAAAAACTTCGTGATATGGGTGTATTCTTCAAGAACAAGAACGAACCGAAGCAGGAATATGTGAAGCGTGGTTATTTCGTCCTAAAAGAGAAATGGATTGACCGGAACAATCACGATGGATTCATGGTCTTAAAAGTGCTCGTTACTCAGAAAGGGCTGGAATTTCTCGCCAACCTCTTTAAGGTGGTAGAGCAACCTAAGGAGGAAGCAGAAGTAATTTGATTAATTCCAACCATTATGCCGAGCGTAACAACTGGGGTCATCAGCACCCCAGTTCAACCACGGTGTTCAGCACCGCAGTTGTTCAACTATTATGCTGGCGCCAACAGTTGATTTTACGATTAAAATTCCTAAATCGCTAAACAATTAGGAGATTATTTATATTTTTGCAAAAAGAAGGCGGTTTATAAGCAAGTCGTGGATTGTAGTTCCACGGGGCTACTTATGAATCGCCTTTCTTCTTTTCCAATAATCTCAATATATTTATGCTATCAGAGATACTATATAACGATGTGCTACCATCCGCCTGCTCTTTCACAAGAATCCAAGACTTTTCGTTTTCCACTTTTGTCTCAAACAAATGAACAATAGCATTATATCCATGCTTATCATTTCCGCAACCAATATATTCCGCATCCTTTATCACAGAAGCTATATCCAAAAGCATTTCATTCTTTTTCTCGTAATATTTATGTGGCTGGTTCAACCACTCTTTTATACCACGACCGGTAATCTGTATATCTTTCCGAAAATCTTTATTCCGAATAACAGTTTGTTTTAATAAAGAAGCCTTTTCCTTGATCTCCTTAAATCTCACTTTATCGGACGCTACATTAATCGAATCCTTTGGCTTTCCATCACCCAGTAACCATTCAGCGAACTCCTCATGATCCATCATAATCGGCGTAGATATGCAAATACAAAACGGGTGCCATCCTGTAAACTTGAAATCCTTCGGGTATTGGCCAGCCTTGGCGTCACACACAGGACACGGACCGTGATTCGTTGGTGAACGTTCCACCTCTATACCGATCACGAAGTCCATATTCTGCCAACGTTCATAATCGGCAGTTCGAAAAGCCTCGTTTGTTTTCGTTGCTGCTAGTCGAAGGGCGTTTTTATAAGATGAACGATAAATACCCTGCCCCGGATGATAATCTTTCATCGGCTGGGATGGGACCAATTTGCCATTCGCGTCCCTTACACGGCGGAAACGACGGTTGGGTTCGTTTAGTAATTGCCGTATATCTTGGCTGATCAACGCAGCCGGACGGCCGGAAGACAAACCCGAAGAAAGATAATACTCCAGATTATCCATAGCTCCGTCCGTTATATCCCAGACACGGGAGGATATGGTTTTACCAAATTCATCCTTACGTTTCAACAGGGTATTCAGCGCATCTGCACTTCTGGAAAACATCTTATCCTTCAACGTACTGGATATGGCCATATCCTTGATATAACCTGTTACCAGTTCATCCGCTTTCCTATTGCCTAAATTCCATACATCGGTAACTGTATTGGATATATTGCTTACGAGCTGCGTATGCAGGTCATCCAACAGACGTTCGATTTGCTTCTCTATGGTAGCGTTGCCTATCCATACACGGTCACCGCCATGATCCGACCATTTAGCCAGAAGAGGTCCTACCCTACGGACAAACTCGTCAAACGAATACTTTATGCTACCTTGTTGCCGGAACAGACATTGCAGGAATTGTCGCTCATGAAATGATAGTTCTTTCATTCTCCATATCCCATTGTTAAGCCGATCATATTATTGCGTTGCGCTGCTGTATCTTCCTCTTCCTCCATCAGCTTCATTTCTTCGTCCAAGTCTTCTGTTAGCGGAGAATGAGCCGTAACCGTGCGCTGAGCGTTAATCGGTTTGCCTCCATTGGCAACAGAGAGTGTTTGCAAGGTTTCAGCCAAATCTTCCGGCAAAATGGAACCAAATTCCACATCGATCAGGTTGTTTACCAGCTGGGGACGATACTTGATGTTGGTAATATTGCATATCCCGGCCAACACGACCGACACACAACGTTGTACGACCGGACCGAATGTTTCCATGTTCTCACTCGCCTTGATGGTCGCATCCATCAGCATGAATTTACGAGCGACACCGGACAGGTTGCCAATACCTTTCAAATTGTCAAAGGAAAGGTCTGGCGTGGATGTACCGGAAAACAGCTCGCATTTGGTTTCTTCCAACTCTTTATCCACAGATGGTTGAGAGCCGTTCCAAGTAAGGTATTCCGCATCGCCATGATACAATTGTTGCGTTTCCGGATGTACTTTAGACGTAAAAGACAATTCTTTGCCGACAGTGTCTTTAGTCGGCAGGTCAGCCACATCGAATGTCTTCAACATCGGATCACCATAGTAATCATTTGTATCCACCATGCGAGAAATACGCATTTCACGAGTATCCATCAGAAACGCTACTTCATCCCATTCAGGTTGGAATACATCGGCATACACAACCGGAATTTTCCCAAATAGATTGGGAACCTCTTTTATCACCCAGCCACCCATTTCATCGATAGCCGTAATAATCTTATCCGCCATCCAAATCGTGCAGCTGTTCCGAATCATACCATTAGAGTTCACTTGGTAACGATGGATAAAGGCATCCATATCATCGTTATCGTCGAAATGGGGATAAAATTCAGAGAAAGTATTTTCATTACGGGGAACAGAAAGTGTTTTTACTTTTAACTCCGTAATCAATTTGCCGTCTAATCCTTTGGAGGTATACGGATAGAACACAAGAGCAGCCTTACTTTCAGAAAGCACCTTGCGAGCGAATGACTTCAAGACGGATTGCATCTTCAACCGGCGTTCCCATACACGCTTGAACTCTTGAAAGCCATCGTTTTGATCAGCTCCGGTAATCGTCATTTGCCCGCCGAACAGGAAAGCGACAGAGGTACGCACCTCCTTCTTCGGAAAGTTGGTTACGATACGGGCCACATCTACGATCTTATCAGGAAGGCGTACTGGTTCACCATTTTTATCCACCAAAGTATCCGAATAGACTTCTAAACGCTTAGGCTCACGCCAGCCAACAGAAGTTTTACGTCGCCGGCGCTCACCGTGGTATTCTCTGTAATATTCTCTTGGTTCCCGGTATTCAATCGTATCGATACATAACGTACTGACTACCTGCCCAAAATCTTCATTCGCAAGAATTTCGCTTATACTTGGCATAATTGTTTTATGCTAAAATATAAAAGCAAATAGTTTTTCGCTGTCAATACGACCAGTATAAACAAGTTCACTTTGAAATGTAAAAACCAAGAACACATATCAAAACGCAAGTATGTGGCAGAAAAATATCGGGATTTTATCTAACACGTGTCACAAATATCAGAAAAACACTTTCATTTTGCCACTTATCGTCCTCTTGCGACCCGACGTACAGAGTTAGCCTTACATAACCCGATGAACTCTACATTCTCGGCAAGGATCGTCATACCGTCCGGTGCATCATCATGCTTGTTGCCACCTTCTTTCTTATAGCTGGTAAGCGCTTTCATAAATCGGTCATAGTCCGAACCTTTCTTATACTCACATTCTTCCAGGAAATAACAATGCTTCTTAATCCAACCAGACTTCAACAAGATACGTGTATCCTTATTGGCTGTTGTCGGTTTCGCCTGAATGATACATTTTTCATTCTTTGCCTTTACAGCCTTACGGACATTCAGAGCAAACAGACGGCCGCCGTTATTGCTTTCGATACGCATATTGTCGCAGCGGGTGTCAAGAATCAAGGAAACCAACTTCGGTTCGGTAATCTCGACATTGTCTTTCGTAAACAGGACATCGGTAATGAAATACTTTGTACCGAATACTTTGGCAATCGGTGCACAGAAATCGTCGTCTCCTTCGTCGGCCACATCGGTAGCACCGATCACGCCATCCGGCTGTTTACCTTCGATATCTGCCAGCTTGAAGCGGTTCAATTCTGATTTTGGGAACAACAACCCAATAGCCTCGATCGGTTCCTGCATATACTCGGCACACTAGATGGAATCGTCCGTTTCCTCCCGCAATTCGTGATAATACTCCGTTGTATGCACATCCTCACAGAAAGAACAATCGTTCTCATCCAATGCGGCAATACGGATAATCTCGTCATACTTCCCCATTTCCTCCATACGACCAAGAACATCCGTAGCCGACCAACGGGTACCGATGTCGATCGAACAACAGTTTCCCTCGATACGAGAATCATGTGTTCCCTGCTTCCAAGACCAGACCTTTTCGTTATTGGTGTCAGATAGTGCATCTTCCAAACTCTTATACAAGTCGTCGGTCATGGCCAACATAGACGCACCGAAACCGATTACCGTACCGCCTACACCAGCCCCGAAGTAACTCACCTGCCGGGCAGCTTCCAAGCTCCAGCCATGCACGTTCTGTTTATCACCACGAGTTTTACATCCGGAAAAACTTCTTTGAACCGGGAAGAGCGGACAATATCACGGGTATCGTAGGACAGTTTGTTGTACAGCGTATCGGAGCAGCAGTTACGCATTACTGACTCCTCCGGGAAATGGCCAAGCATCCAGGCAATGAATAACGACGAAATATATGACTTCCCGGCTCGCGGAGGCATAGACACAGCAAGCCGGCGGATGATACCAGCCATATATGACTCGTACACCCGCGTAAAAGCATCAGCGACCTTCTTCAAGAATAGTCGCTTGGCAAAGAACTTAGGATCATGGTAAAGACAATATGACCAAAAGTCATTATTCGCCTCCCGTCTCCTCAGTAATATTGCCGCTTTCGCCTGTTGTATTAATATTTCCCGATTGTTCTTTTTCGCCATGGATAATAGCCCTTAACTCTTCATCTGTCATACTCTCCAGGTCATCGCCCAGCTTATTACCAATCTGCAACTCTTTCCGGTCGCGCCACTTCTCCGGTTGCCGGTTCTTCAACCAAAATATCGCTGCTGTTGTATCTGCCGGCTGATGCTTCTTGATATGCTTCTCTCCTACAACCAAGCCATTCTTGCAGACAGTATGTGTTTCCTCGAAGTCGTAACCGATTGCGCGGTTGTACAATTTCGAAGCAACATTAGAGTCTGCAATATCCTTTCCTCTTTTTAAGGAGTCAAGGAATTCTGGATAATCTTTCTTCCATTTGTTAAGAGTTTGCTTTGATACACCAAAAAAATCAGCCAATTCGTCATCGGTAGCTCCTAACAAAGCATAATTCTCCGCTAGTTGAATATACTCCTCCCGAAATAAACTTTTTCGACCTCTAGCCATATCTTTTTATATATTATAGGAAAAGAGAGAATGATTCTGTCATTCTCCCCTCCCTCTACTTCTACATTAATTCTGCCATTTCTTTTGGCGATTCTGATAGATAAAGATTAAAAAACAAAAAGAGTTTAAATCACTTATACATCAAAGGATCCTACTCGAATCCTTTTTCATTTATCTCATCATCTTCTGTTTTTTCTGCATATACCTGCACATACTGACCAAAATTAAAGATATTGATTACAACATCTTTTATTGCATTAATCGTATAATACATCAAAAACATCAGAACAAATAAACATACCCAATTGTATGCATTTATAAAACTGCTCCAAGCTTCAGGTAGCGATATTTCTGCTTTTACAACAATACAGGCAAATGCGCCTACAATAGTTGTCAAAAACATCATCCCCAAAACAACTGCAAAAATCGTATTCAAAGACTGAAATAAAGAATAATCTTTACCTTCTTCCTTGAAATTAATCAATCCTCGAACAAACTCAGAGTTGCTCAATCCCATCATTAAAGCATAGCCTGACAAAGTAAACCCAAGCATATTTGGACCCACAGATAGAATTGTCGAAGCAACATACTCTATTAAATCTAAAGAAGCTTTTCCCGAAAAGAAACAGATAGCAAAAGAAACTACTGTTAAAACCAGCGGTAACCAAATAGATTTTTTTAAGTTCTCTCTGGAATATATCTTCCAGACAACTCCCCATCCCGGATAATAAATAGTCTTCATAAATCAGTTTCTTTTAATATATAACATCTATTCAGATGTTTTTTCTCCAAATCCAGCAATAGAACGTATCATTTTTTTCAATGCAGAAATAGGACTGTCAATAAACTCAACCACCTTTACCATTGGATGATCTATTGTCCGAATAGGATGAATAGCTCCTTTTTCATCTATTTCGCTTGCTTCTACATATCCATTCGATGCGCTTAATTCTACAAAACCTGTTATCATCTCACTTCTAGTTACATCAATAGGAATTTTCTTTGAACCACTCAAATCAAGCACAGCCTTTTTAGGTCTACTTCTCTTTAACTGATCGTCTATTAGTTTTTTCCATCCTTTATTATTGTCATTATTAGAATAGGACACTACCACCTTTAACTTAGACAACGATGTTGATTTAATAATTCGATCTATCAGTTCTCTATCTTTTTCTGTATTAACTTGATAGTCATCCTTATCCAGAAAACGATTTAAAGCACTATTCAAGAAATCAAGTATTTGAGAACCGGAGGTTTCTTTATCTAAGAAAACAAGTCGATGGTACTCTGGGAAAAAATAATATTCCCAAGTCTTTAATCCAAGTCCTTTTTTAGGATCAGCACCAGAAGGGACCACTTCGTTTGTATCACTATCTAAAGCGGGGGCCTCTGGATCAAAAAAAGCTGCATTTGCAAATGCTCCATAAATAACATTACCATCATCTGTTGTATAATAAGTTTGAACTCTTGTATATCTATCACCATAAGTGTTAACTGTTATCTTATCTTCAAATATCTTCTTAAAATATTCAATATAATTCTCAGTCTTTTGAGCTTCTTCGGGGTACAGTACTATATTGATAATCTTTACTTTTAATGCTTTTATAGGATTACTTCGTTTTGCCATATTGCTTAGATTTAAATGTTATCGGGTAAATATACGATTTATTAAATTTTCCACAAATAATCAGAACCTAAAAATCAATATATATATATGTAATAATTATAACAGATACTGCTGCATAACCTGGATAGCCTGTTCCACGCTCCGAACAATCACATACTTACTACCCGCCATCTCAACCTGGCGTTGGTATTCCTTTTGCTCTGCAGACTGTTTACCTGTAGATGTCTTGAACTCTAGACAAAGAGAAGCATATCCCTTTTTCGGTATCTGAAGGATTACATCGGCCACTCCACGTTTAACGCCTTGGCGCTTCATATTAGCCGCTTCTATTTTATGCCGGCTGCCACCGTTCGGGACTGCAAAAAGAAGTCGATCCGGCAAATTAGGAAAGAATAAAGGAACCTTGCTGAAAAACTCCGACTGAATCCGAGCTTCTTCGTTATCATGGTGTTGCTTTTGTTTTGGAGGGTTCTTTTTATCAGAGTAGCAATTATAGCAAACTGGTCCTTCTTCTGTATTGATTACTGATACTGTTTTCTTGTTACAGATGATACAACAATGTTCCTTCATATCCTATTTTAACTAAGATATATAAGAAAAGAAAGATGTTCCTCAAAATAGAAGAACATCTTCCGAGAAATAAAATATCTATTAACTATTTAGTCCTTAGATATCTCCTTTCATCATTAAAGCTATTTTCTCAAGTTTGTAGGCAAATTGATTTATATCGCCGATTAGATGTCCGGACAATAAAAAGCTGTGGCAGGCACGTAACGCGAGGATAAACCAAATGCGCTCTATTGGCTCATACTCACCAAGGAAATCACGTTTGAAGCGAGGCTTGCGATATTTCAAAAGTTCTTTGTAGCAGGTATCTGACAAACCTTTCTTGTTTTTCTTGAATCCATTAGGATAATACTTCGTCAGAAATAGCATAACCTTGTGCCTAAAGTCGTCACGATAACAGGCCATATTATCCAACGAATTTTGCCGAGTCTTCAAGCAATAGTTGTAGGCAATAGACATGAAATCGAGCAAAGTGGTGCTTTGATAAGGTAAATAGGTTTGCACGTCTTTGGCAAAGCTCTGCATTTGGAAGAATTGCTTCACGCTAAGAGGATCCGGATTATAATTGGGAACTAGTATTCTTACATATTGTTCTCTCATGACCGGCCTCCTTTCTGTTCCTGAAGTTTCCGATTGAGCTTCTGATTCTCTGCAAAGAGCTGGTTCATGATGTGGCGTTGGTAAGAGAGCATACCTTCAGTTCTACCGAGAGCACGCCCGGCATCGAATGCGGCTTGCAGTTCTAGTGTGGAGTACTTACCCATTTCGGAGGGTTGAGCCGTTGGTTGTTGGGTACTATTATTCCCCGACAAATCAATGTTACGCTGTTTGGACATAATACAACATTGTTTGTTATAAGTGGATAGACAAAAACGGTTTCGCCTGTCCCATTGTCCTACACCAGCGCGGCAGTTACGGCCATTAAGCCGTATCATGGGGGTACGAAACCGTTATACTTTATTAATACGTTCATGTATGGGCATAAAAAATGCCGACACAAAATATGTTCGGCGGTCACCCGCCACGCTGATAAATTAGGACGGTGCAAATATGAGGAGTTATTTTAAAATATGCAAGAGAGAAGTAAGAATTATTTTTTCAAATCTATTTTTTCTACCTTCGATATAAGGCAAAGCCGTTGTTGCAAAGGAATTAACCAAGCAGGGGAAGGAGTTCCTTTCTTTATATTCACATAAATATCACCATTTTCATTTTTAAATGAAATACCAGCATGAGCCTTGAAATCTTCTTTATATTTAGAAAGCAACAATATCTGAGTAGATGATATGCTTCTTATTTTTCCTGCATTCAATTCCGCAAGACCAGCAAACTCATCTCCTTTACTCGCCCAAACTTTTATCTTTTTTCCTAATTCTATACACTCATCTCTTGATGAATAGAACAAGCGAGAGATTGATACATAATCTTCATTGTTATGATATAAAGAAAAGGCAACCGGAGTCAGCCGACCATTTGAATTTAAACAGCTCGGAATGGATAACAATCTTATCACATTCTCTTCATCCTCAATCGTATATCGTCTATCTGTATTTGTTTCACTTATTGTAATATCAGGCATATACAGTTTCAAGACGATTAAAAAATTCAAGAATAGCTTTTTCTTCTTCCATTGAAGCCTGCCCTAATAGAGGTTTTTCCAAGTCATTTAAAGGAAGAATAGAATAGGAAAACTCCGTTTCCCCTATATAAAGAGAACACATAAAAGAGTTAGAATCCCATTCAATCAACAACGTAGCATTGGGTTCTGGCAAAATTTCAGCCCCCTTCAATAGTACATCATTCTTATTAACATCAAGAAATCGAAAAACATTATCAAAAGTGACTTGTTTTGGTCTTTCCGCCTCATATTTTTCCCACCAACTTGAAGGATATGATTTAATCTTAGCTATATTGTCTTCTATATGACCACGACAAGTCTCCTGATTTAAATACCCCATTAAGGCATCCTCTGTTTTAATACAGGATTTTGATACTACATTAGACTTAAATAAAGGTTCTTGCAATACAAATTCATGGTCATTATTTGCCGAAGAGATACTAGACAAAACTGTTAAACATAACGCTAATATGACTTTTCCACTTTTACTAACAGTTTTATCTTTCGCATAAACTTTATACAAGTTATCTTCATTGGAAAAGAAGTCGTTTTCTAGCTTTAACTTAAAATTCATCATTTTACTATCTCCTTATCCATTATTTCAATAATCTTCTGATTAACACTCCAATGATATGCATCAAAAAGGACTTGATTCATTTGAAGTAAATTATCAATAATATCACTATTACTAATAACCCTTGTACGTTTAACATATGTATCCAATATCATGAGATCTTTATAACCTTCATAATTCGAATTAAATCCATACTTAATACACATTTTCTCAGCTTGTTCTTGATTATCAAAGCACTTATCCCATAAAGATTGAGAAACGTTATTCAAAGATTGTATCATATCACCTTCTAGCAATTCTTTTGAGAATATTTTTCGTAAAAGAACATCTTTACTCGTTTTTTTACTTCCAACATTTTCATAAGGCCATATATTAATCTTTCGTACCTTCACATTCTTTATTTCATTAATATGAAGTATCTCTAAAAAGTCAGTACCATAATCAAAAAACTGTTTTAGATTTTTAAATCCTCTATAAGCATCAATACCCACTCTTAGTTTAAATGCATCTTTCCCAAAATACAAATTAACACATTGATCTGTTGAACCAATCATGACAGGAAACAAATCATCTTTTTCTGATGGAAGTTCTATATTAAAATTATCTTTAAAAAACTCCTTTAACAGACTAATATCAATCTCTTTATCAGAAGACGTATAATACCACTCCACTAATACATTTTGCAAAAATGTATTAGTGTAAATTTTATATTCTTTATGTGCAAAAGGGTATTCCATAGGTTTCTTCTCGACTGCAAAATTAGAATATTTTATTATTACAAACAAGCGTTATCACACAAAAGTTCTAAAGTCCTAAAACTTAAATACAAAGTCATCTGCTTCATAAACTCCTCCAGAGATCTATACACATACTTGTTCCCAACCGCCTCCGCAAGCCGTTACCATTCTTTCTGGCTGTTGCTTTACCCGTTCTTGCCGTACTTTATCTCAATACAGAGGCTGGCATAGCATTTCTTTGGAATCAAGTCGGCGACACCGGCAACCACGCCCTCCCACTTGAGGATGGCTCCAGTGACAACATCCCGCCGAGAACCGTTCGGAACGGCGAACAGCAACTTCGCCAGACGGGGATATTGCAGCCGGAACCAAGTGATACAGGATTGCTGGAGCTTCGATTCCTCATTCCGCATTTTGTATTTCCTCCACAAACGCTTTCGCCAGTTTCAAGTGTGCCGGGCAGGGAACGGCATTCCTCTCCCATTCTGCCCATTGCTCCTCCCGTTTCTTACGCTGTATCTCACGGTCGTAGATTTCCAATTGCTGACGGCGGTATGCCTTGAATTCGATCAGGGCCGCCATGATCACCATCGGGTCGACCACACCATAGAATGTACCATATTCCCCTGACTTGAGCTTGAAGAAAAACAACAGCAGTTCAGAAGCTTTAAAATAATAATATTCAACCCGTATCATCACAGCTAGTTCCAAGACTTGCTGAAACGAAGGCTTCTCCTTAACCCCTGCGAATTTGTATAGGTCCATCAAATGGGCAATAATCCAAGTGTTTACCTGCTCATTTGGATAAGTTTGCGACAGCAATGCCAATGATGGAGCATCGCCCAAAAAGGACCGTTCTATGTTTTGGGCACATATCGTCTGTAAAGATGGGTTGAATGTCTTCGCAAAGCTTTCCCCATCCCCATATCTACGAATCACCGAATACGTCTTTTCTGAAGGCACTACGGGCATATTCCATGATTTCTCTATCGGTTTGTTGTTCACGGGCTTTCGCTCCGTCTGTATGTTTAGTATTTCCATGTTCTTGTTTCCTTGCCATTATCTGTGAGACAATTTCATTAAACTTCGAATTAATATTCGTCACACTGAAGTTTTCCAATATCCAACCGTCAGTGATTGAATCCAATAAGTACTTCAAAGCATTCAACACGCCTTGGTCGTCAATAGGTAAATTCTTCTTCTCCCGTTGAAATTTCAACTTCTTGAGCAAAGAAGACATATTTCCCGCATCTTTCGCACTCCAGTAATAGTTGGATGAGAAAAGAGCCTGATAGCGTTCCTCGAAAAGTTTCCTTGCTTCTGAGTTCAACGGATTAGGACTCTTTTTCGGTTTGGATGGTGGATTGTCCGATTGTGCACCCAGTTCCGCCTCCCGTTTCTTCAACTCTTCTTCCAAAACACGTAAAGCCTCCTCCTTTTCCAAAAGTTCTTTTTCTTTTGCTTTGTCAACCCCCTTGGGGGGTGTGGAGGGTATATTAATATTCTTAGTCTTTATCTTAGTCTTATTAATATATGGTTGCGGTTTAGGTTCACGGTTAGGTATAAGATTAGGTTCATGTTTAGGTTGTAGTTTAGGTATCAAATTTTGACACCTAAACTGACACCTAACGATATACCTCGTTTTATCCCGCTGTCCATTTCCTCCCGATTTAAATTCTATCAGACCTGCTTGAACTAATCTATTACGGGCTGTTTTCATCGAATTGACTGACACTCCCACGTCAGACGACACCTTTGCATCGCTACGCGTCCAGCTATCCACCCAGCCTAAACGATTCGCTGTTTTCAACAAATAAAAATAAAGCCTCGTTTCACAGCAGGTAAATTGCCAGTCTTCATCCAATTCCCCAAAATTATTTATAAGTTCAATGTAAGTCATCCTTGTAAATTTACGCTATCAATTTCTGACGAATCAGGTTCATATTCTTCTTCACCAGTTTTACTATCTGGTCGTGATACTCACTTACACCATTGCAGACGGCTCGAGACTGGACGATATCCAGTGTCTTCAAGTTTACCTCTATCGTCTCGATACGCTTTCCGTCGGTATCTTTGGCAGACAGAATCAAACAATCCGACCGTTTATAATACCCATTACTATACACGCAATGGTGCATCGCCTTTCCTTCCTGATAAAACTGGGTTATACTCTCCAACGGGCAAATGACTATGTTGCCATCCGTGATTTTCATCCCAAAGAACTTTTTCATCCGTTCGTAGAAGCCGGCTATATCCTTCATGAGCTTTTCACGCCTACGGATAGCTGCTATACGGTTCCTTTCCTGTCTCAACTTGGCTTCTATTGCCGTTTTCTTTTTCAAGAGCCTATCATGTGCAACTTTCAGGTTCTTGGGACAGACATAATGCGCGTTACGCAAGTCCTTGCCGAAATAAGATAGTAAAGACATATAATCTTCCCACATAGAAGCGTCCTTAATGATGTAATGGTTGCGGTTGCAGATGTTGAACGACGGTTTATAGCGAAGTTGACGGAAGCCGTTTTTATACATGTGCTTCAACATGGATATTTGCCCGGTCTTGAGACACAGTTCCACATCATTTCCGCCTTTCAACAAGTCACGTATCAATTTTGACGGGATTACATCTGGGAACCATCGATTCAGTCCCCGTTTTTTCAATTCCGGCAGCAGCTCTTTCCTTGGATAAAGCTCTCCATATATCGCATACAAATCACCGTAATAGTTATATGGATTACTTCCATATTCTCCTTTGATGCTGAGAGGTGAACTATACGCAAATCCGTTACCTCCCATATTAATCGGTCGGGCTATGATCGTACGTTTTCCGTCTTCACGAATCCACTCTTGAACCACTTCTGTAAAATCATAATACACCGGAGAAGTTTCCTTCCGAACATTTTTCCAGCATAGTATATGCCGGATCACCTGGAACCCGCCTTTCACTTGCAGGATGGACATATACGCCTCTTCACGGATCTTCTGCTTCCGGCTAACCTTTACGTCCAATTGATGATGGCAATAAGGGCATTCGATTTTGTCACCCAATTTATCTTTACTCGTATTGACCCACATCTTACCACATTCGGAACACCATAGCTCATCCTTACATTTGTAGGCAAAATGGTCAAACAGATGCTCTTTGGCCCAGTCTTCCTGTTCCTTCGTGATGGCAGGCAGCTTTCCACTTAACTCCGTCACCCGTTTTTCCAATTTCGTTCTCGGCTTCATATTAAAACAGACTCATTTGTTGGACATTTGCATCTGCTTTTTTCTTTGCAGGCTTCTTTTTGAGCAATCGGTATTGCTCTTCGGCCAACCGTTTGATAGCCGCTTCACGGGCCGCATTCTTGTCCTCCTCCGTCAACTCTACCTTTTGATTGGAAGAAATAGAGCAACCGGAAGAAACTTTTTCTATCTTGATATTCTCTTCGTCATAATAATGTACGGCCATTCCAAAGACTTCTGCATCACTCATTACGACGGAAGTTCCCCGTTTACGGGCTTCTCCTAAAATGTAACGACAGCATTCATCTATATTCTTTTTAGGATTTTCAAACTTGGGAGCAAACAAGGGATCTTCTGCAACTCGTTGATCCAAATATTTCTGTATTGTATCTTTGAACTCTTTCATAACTTACTGGATTGTCATAGGCATTAATAAATAGGTAAGTTCTTCGCCCTCGGCTTGCTTCTCTGGGGCAATGAGAATAGCGGTACTGGGAGTGCCGAAAGAAAGTATCGAACGATCGCCGTCAATACAAGAAATCATATCTTGTATCAAAGTCGCTTTCACACCGATAATAAACTCCCTTTCTCCAAATTCTACCGGAATGGTTTCTTCCGCAGAAGTGGAATAATCCAAGTCCTGGGCCGATACAACAAGCTTATCATAACGGGCACTCAACTTTATAAGGCATGATACTTTACTTGAAAATACAGAAGTGCGCTTTATGGCTCCCAATAGTAATTTGGTATCCGTTTTCAGTTCAAGATTGTTGGATTTCGGAACAACAGCCCGCCAATTGGGATAACGACCTTCCACATTACGAAAAGAAATTTCGTAATCCTCGAAAGAGATTTCCGACCAATCGCTTCCTACTTTAATTGTTAGTTCTTCTTCAGATAACGGAATCAGCCCTTTCAAAACAGATGCGATCTGTCGGCTGATGATTACCGAACAGGTCTCTGTGCAACATTGTTTTTTTCTCTTAAACAAACCAAGCCCATGTCCATTAGAAGAAACAAAGATGATTTCTCCCAGAGCCGTTTCAATAGATACGGAGTTCATAATAGGGCGCAGTTCGTCTGCAGCTGCAAAATTGATCACTTTGGAGATACCGTTATTGAATTCTTCCGCCGTAGTCCGGATTTCGTCAAGAATCTCTGTCTTTTTCTTTTGCGGGAAAGGCTTCGAATCATATCCGACGACCTCGAATTTACCTCCATAATATTTAATAAGAATCGATTTATTGTCCGGATTGATATAAATATCAAGAGGCTGCTCCGGCAATGTTTTCAGCCCATCAAGAATGGAGGCAGGAACACAGATTGAAAGATCTTCCTCAGCCATACATTCCAAACTGGCCGTAATCCTGCCTTCGTCATTGGCAGTCGTAATAAACAACCGTCCATCTTTTATTTCGAACAGGTAGTTGCATACTATCGGAGTCGTAGATTTCGACGGAATTATTCGAGAAAGTTGCTGCAATTTCGCAAGCAACATATTTTTTGAAACAGATATTGTCATTGTGCCTAATTTTATGGAAGGCACCAGGTAAGTGGTTATTTATCGGATATTTACAAGAAAGTTTAAGACAATATATATAAACACAAAAAGTTGGATCTCAAACTTTCATTCAAAATCCAACTCGCTATTTCAACCGCAAATATAGAGGCTTTTTCTTAATCTACAAATTATTTCCGCCTTTTTTTATTTTTTCTTCAAAGACATACCTCAGTATCTTAATATTTAAACGATCAATGATACTAAAGTCTGTTTTTACATAACCAGCCGTAACCCGGAGCGGAGACGCATGATTTAGACATAACCCAACAACATCTAACCCAGCTTCAAAAACAACCTGAGCTATTGTAGCCCAAGAATGCCGGAATGAATATGTAGAAACAGGAGGCAAACCACCCAACCTCACAATATCCTTTATTCCTCTATTCACGCAATCATTAAAAGTTTTATCCGAAGCATATATTTCATTGAAATTAAACAGCCAGTCCCCTCTTCCTTGATATTTAAGAAACAAAGGTTTTACTAAATCCGGAACCTCTATCTCAATATAGGCCTCATCAGCTCTCCGCCCCTTTGTCTTCATTCTATTATAGCAGAGTTTTCCATCCTTATAACAACCTTTGCCCAAATTGTAAAGATCCACCGTATTTATTCCAACCAGGCAAAACACCAACAATGATACATCTTTGGCGATATATGCTCTTGGTGGCATACCTCGCTTACTTGGTTTCAAAGAGGTAATATCAACATCAAAAAAACGCCTGAGAACATCTACCGGCAGCGCCTTCTTGTCTGCAATATTCTTAGGAGGTATCTTTACCACACGAAACGGATCATGCCTGATGCGCATCTCACCGGTATCGTAGTCATTATATTTATCGCATCCAGCCCTAAACATGGTTTTCACGCAATTCGGATAGGCATTCTTTTTCTGCCTGCTGTTTTTCATAGAAGAAATCCAATCCTTCAGAAAAAAGGACGTTATATCGGAAAAAGATATATTTGGGTTACCAAAGTAACTCTCCATGCTCTTAAGAGCTAACAGATAGTTTTTCGCACTTCTTCCCCGGCCTTCATTCTCCATTTTCAAGATAAACTCTCGGCCAAAGTCAGAAAACGAAATAGAGTCCCGGTCATTCTTAAGAAAATTCATAACCCTCTCCAAATTCCATCCTTCCGTATTGACACGATTCAAACGATCCAAATAAGTTTCTATTTGGACATACACATCTTTAATGATATAAGGGTCTGCTATATCACCATTCCGGACAAACTTAGCTTTGCATACCTTATTTGTCTTGATATATCCTACTTGACGAAGGTGAGTTACCCTGATATAAATAGGATATGTATTATCTTTTCTTTTCCCCCTGACACAAACTTTGAAATAAGCCAT